TTTCTGAATATGATAAAGCACTTTCTGAATATAAGTGTCCAGAGTGTAATAGTAAAAAGGTCGTTAGATCTTATGAAGATGACAATACTTATTGTTCTGTAAAAGAAATTAAGACTATGATGCAACTTGCTGAAGCAAATGAGAAAAAGTATGGTAAAGAACTCGTTGCTAAGATGCGAGAGGAGCATAAAACAAAAAGGAAAGAAGGTATGAAAGAATTACCTAAAGGTATGAGCAGAATTAATTCTGCAAGTGACATGACAGATAATTATACAAAAGCAGATTGGAAAAAGAAAGGTAGGACTAAATGAGTGAACATGTAATCAGACCAGATAAGGATGACCAAGGATTCTATACTGAATCTGTAACATCTAATCAGCATACTATTCTTTACACTGTTCGTGGTAGAGAAGATTTTGTAGACCAAAATGGATGTTTCCAAATCAATTATCAACCAGTAGAAGAGGCAAAAACAAATCCTTATGTCCATGCTATTAGGCATAATCATAAATATTTAGTTAAGCTTGGTGAGAATGGAAAACTATTTAATCCTTATGGTCCTTTTAGCGAAGGTATGGAAACTAAGCAAAGAGTAGGAAGACCTACATGGAAGTTTATTAATACATCAAAGAATAACTTTGATCAATATGTTACTTTTTTGAAGACTAAGAATGAAGTATTCTTGAAGAATGCGGAAAGGGAGATTATCTAATGGCGAAATTTGCAAATACAAAAGGATTGAGTAAACAAGAAAAGTATATGGTTCAAGGTATGCTACTTGAAGATAATACTGCTGAAGATATTGCAAAGTATCTTGACCGTGAACTAGAATTGGTAGAAGGTTTTATTGAAGACAATCAGCCAGCAGAAAAACCAGTTGAAATGCAAGAAGTCCCAGTTCAACATCCTACTCAACACATTATCAATAAGACTGGTAAAGGTAATAAGGGTGTTGCTATAATGACTCCGGTAGCATCAGAAAGATCAGATGGTCAAAAGCAAGGTCGTGGTGTTCATACTGCAAAAAATTCAACCTATACTCATAAAATCAAATGACCAAAAAATACGAAAGTAAATATCAGTCTAGACATAATCCCGGTAAAAAAGTTACACTGGGACAATGGATAGCTGAACTAATGTGTGAGAGAAAAGCACAGGCAGATGAGAATAAGGAATTGCCACGAAGGTTTTGGATAGAAAAACATAAGGACAAAGAATCTTATCAAAAGTGGCAACCTTATCTCAAACGCCAAGTATATACTGCATATAGATTAATTGACCAATATGGTGATGATAAAGTATTGCAGTTTATAAGAAACAATAGGAACATCTATTCTTTAACTGCTAAATGGGTTAAAGACAAGTTGGACCAGTATCAGATTCCTAAAGTTGTTAAACCTGATACAGATGATACTCCAGTTAAGTATAATGAGAATCCTACTTGGAGTACTGATAGAGTTAAGAAGAAGAGCTTATATGACAAATTTGATTAGGAGATTGTATGACAGTGGCAGAGAATCCGTTATATAAAGATTTAGTAAAACAGTTTGGCGATGCATTGCATGATGCTGCATTTATTACAGAACAACCAAAACAGATTATTTCTGTGTCACCAAAGATTGATCTTGCTCTTGGTGGTGGTGTTCCTGAAGGTTCGTTATTTATTATGACTGGACCTGAAAAGATTGGTAAGACCGTTACGGCATTATCTTTTTGTGCTAATGCACAGGCACAGGAAAGGTTTGTCTATTATGGTAACATTGAAGGTCGATTGAAGAAAAGAGATTTAGAAGGAATTAGAGAACTACAACTTGGACCAGATCAGTTCCAGATGGTTGGTAGTTCTGAAGGAAATATTCTTTCTGGAGAAGATTACCTTGGTATCTTTGATAAGGTAGTTCATGGTCATCCTAAATCAGTTGCAGTTGTAGATTCATTCTCTGCTCTTGCTGCTGAAGCAGAACTTGCTGGTGAGCTTAAGGATATTCAGGTTATGAGTATTCAGAAGACACAAGCAAAGTGGTGTCGTCGTATTGGTAATGTTCTACCAATCAATAATGTAACTGTTGTTGGTATTACTCATATGATGGCGAATGTATCATCTTTTGGAAGTAGAAAAACTAAAACTGAAAAGAGTGGAACATCTTTAAAATATCAAGTAGATGTAAAGCTTGAAGCAAGCCATTCTGAAGCAGTTATGCAAGGCGATACACAGATTGGTCAAAAAATCCATTGGAAAGTTGTAACTTCAGCAATCGGTCCTCCCGGTCAAAAAGTTCAGAGTATAATTAAGTATGGCAGAGGGGTTTGGAGAGAGTTTGAAATCGCAGAACTAGCTTGTGATTTTGGTATTGCTCAAAAGAAGGGTGCTTGGATTACTTTATCTGATACAGAAAAGTTTCAAGGTATGCCTAACTTTGCACAATATCTTGAAGAGAATCCAGTCCGCTGTATTGAGTTAGAAAAAGAGATCTTTGACACTGTAGGTATGGAAAGATGAAAGTAAAAGATTTAGATTTCAATGAGTATAAGCTTAATCTAAAAGGGCGTGTTGTTAAGGCAGATGAAACTAGACCAAGATCTACTTATCATTTGACTGCAAGAGGTATTCTTAAACAACTATTTCCAACTGCTCAAGTATTAGAAGAAGTTCCAGTAACTTTACGAAGAGGCAAAAATATTTCGCTTGACTTCTTCATTAGCCAGTTTAGAATAGTAGTTGAAGTACATGGTCAACAACACTATAAATTTACTCCAATGTTTCATGCTTCTGCACAAGATTTTATCAAGCAGAAGAAGCGAGATGCCGATTTAAAAGAATGGTGTGAGTTGAATAATCTTACTTATATCGAACTCCGTTATGATGAGAAACCACAAGAATGGATCAACAAAATAAACATGCGTTAATAGATAAGATGGATAGGATTGATACTATTCTTGATGAATATGAAGGTAGTATTGGTCTTGGTACTTATCAAAGTGAGTTCCCTAACTCTAACACTGCTTATGCATATATGAATATGTCTAGGGATCAGATTGAGAAGATGGATATTGAGGGTTGTGCTGAAGCAGCATACATTCTGGGTAGTTTATCCTTTCATCTGCAAAGATCAATTAATAGAGAAACCGCTAGATTAAACTGGGCAAAATCAACTATTAAGGAGATTATCTGTAAGAAATCAGCACAATACACTGGTGCTTGGGGCAATCAAGATATGCAGGCAACTTTGGATAATGATGCCAGTAGAAAACTTCATGAGATACAAAAATATTGTCAACAACGTATTGATAGATTAACATACTTAGCAACTTCAACTAAGAATATGAGTGATCTATTCATTAACCTTCAAAGAGCAAAGGTGGCTAACAATGGATAAATCAGATTTAAATGAATTAAAAAACATGTTAAGCGGTTTAGTAGAAGAAATCATTGAAGAAAAGCTAGACAAAATGACTTCTAAACATGAGCATAAATCAGAAAAGAAACAAAAATATCGTCGTAGGAAACAAACAGAAAAAAAGATTACTGGTAATGGTTTTGATGTTAATGAGTTAGGTCTTAGTGCTGCTGAACAAAAAGAGCTTGCACAGGCATCTAAGTCCGATAAAAAAAATAACGTACATCTTCAAAGAGATAGGTTGACAAAGCGTAGACCCTCTGGTAGGATTGAGGTTAGGTGCAGGAGTTGTGGCAAGACAGAGAAAGTCTCCCCAGCACTTGTTCACAAAGACGAAGATGGTTTTCGTTATAAGTGTAATAAATGTTCGTGTTCGCCGGGATAGAATATATTTAGCCGGGCACCCTTGTGTGGGTTTAAAGCCATATATATTCTTCCCTTCATATAGTGGGATTTAAATCAGCACCCTTTTGTGGGTTTACACTGGCATCCCAAAACTTAGAAGTGGGGGTTTAGATGAGCACCCTCTTGTGGGTTTAACCTCTCATCCCCCTTCTTTCTTACTTTTTTTATTTAGGATAGTATTGATGGATTTAGAGCAAAGGTTTTTAACAAGTAGAGTGTATGTTGGTGATGTTGGTATGGGCAAGCTGTGGCTATATGATTCTAAAACAGATACTACAGAATCATTTAAGTTCACTACTGTTGAAGATTTAATTGGTAGATTGGAACCCGGATCTATTTTTATTGGAGAAAAGGCTAGCTTTAACACACCAAGAAAATCGCTTTCTAGGTCACAACCGCTAACAGAACAAGAGCTATTCAGATTTCAAGCCTTATGTAAAGAAAAGAATATTATATTCAAGATTTGGCCTGAAAAAATGACCCCCAGTATTTTAGCATATACAGGATTAAGCAAAAGCGATGAAAACGATCCTAAAGCTATTTACTTGTGGCTCAAGGATCATCCTAAAAGATTTAAGGGATTGCAAAATCCATCAGAGTCTTTTGAACCTAGCCAAGAATATGTGGTTGGTTGGGCATTGAGAAAACTATGTAATGCAAGACTAAACTATTGTCGAGGGGTAGATCCTCCGTATACAGATGATTTTATTAGTACTTTAGTTAGAGAAAACATTGATGCCCTGCTTGATAGACTACCAGAATCTACAGTAAGCTATCTAGATATGACTGAAGCTGATAGAAAAACTAAAGAAATAACGTCCTATGAGCTAGAAGAAAACTATTTGGATACGTTAAGATCGAAATATGCAAAAAAGCAACCGTCAGAAACTTATCTAAAGATTATTGCATTTTTAGAGTCAAGTGGGAAAACTGATAGGGCAATAATAAAAGATCGGGTTAGTCTAAGGGGTTACAGTCAGCTAGAGACTTTAACAAAATATGGAGTTTTAAAGAAAACCGTTGACATTAATGCTCTTCCTTGGAATGACGGTCAAATACATTTCAGATTACTATGTACATTGGTAGCTCCAATGCTGTGCCCAGAGTCTGGAAAGGTGACACAAAATGAACTTACTGAGGGTGTGCCTACATGGAACTTCTCCAGAAAACATGTGTTCGTGTTTGGTCCAAACCATCATAAAGGTGGGGTAGCAAGAAGTAACCTTTGGCATTGGGTTTTTAAGCCTTGGTTGAGAAAAGAAGGTAAGGCAGTAGGCTTAGATTTTACTAGAAAAGTGCCTAAGCATGATAAGCCTGACGAGTTGAAAAATGTACAACCCGGAGAGTTTACTCAAGAAGAAAGCGATTTCTTCCAAGCGAAGAAAAAAGAGTTCAGAGATCATTGTCTTATAATTTATCAGGCATACAGAGACATGATTTATGGAAAACTGAGAACAAATGAGTTGCAATATGAGGAGACAGATAGTATACTTATGTATCAGTAGAGTTTAGCATCGCACCCTCTTGTGGGTTTACAAGAGCACTCTACTGTGGATATTGTTAATGTATAAGATTTAAAATCGCACCCTCTTGTGGGTTTAGAGGAGTATCTTATACACATATGGGGCTAGATTTAACTGCTCATCCTTTTGTGGATTTAAACGCACATCTACGCCCCCTTTTACCTTTTTGGAGATTAGTATGCCATTTCAAGATGTAGCAGCAGAAAGAGCAATACTTGCTGGTGTTTGTAGGTATGGTATTGATGCATATTATGATGTAGCAGATCTAGTTGAGCCTAATAGTTTCTCATTAGATTCCAATCAGATTATCTATTCATGCCTGCAACATATTTTTACAGTAGAAGAAAAGACTACGGTAGATCTAGCATCTATCTTATCCGCTGCAAAAGCTATTGGTGTTTCTGAATTTCTATCTAGTAAATCAGAGCAGCAACATTTAGCAAGTATCATTAAGTTTCCTGTAGATAAAACAAACTTAAGAAGTTTTGCACAGATTGTTGGTAAACTAAATATCTCTAAAAAGATTTATGACCAACTAGAGATTACTAGAGAAAAGTATTTACATCTAAAAGGTCATGAACCACTATCTCACATCTTGGGTATAGCTGAAGAATCTATTTTTGATTTTATGTCATTGATAAATGGTGGTGATGAAAATCCTAAACAACTATTTGAAGATATTGATGAGTACTTAAATGAACTGGCAGAAAATAAAGTTGAACAAGTTGGTGTTCCTACCGGATTTCCACGTTATGATTTTGCTATCGGTGGTGGTCTTCGCCGTGGCACTGTTAATGTCATTGGTGCGAGGCCAAAGACTGGAAAAACACTCTTGGCCCAGAATATGGGGATGAATATTGCCAAACAAGGTGTTCCTGTATTAGACCTTGATACAGAAATGATGTTTAATGATTTTCGTAATCGTGCTATCGCTTCTGAATCACAAGTTGCTATTAATGCTATTGAATCGGGCCAGTTCGATAGTGATGCAGTATGCAAAAATAGAGTTTATAATAAAACACAAGCAGTAAAAGGTGTCCCTTATTATCATATTAATATTGGCGGTAAGCCATTTGAGGATCAGTTAGCAATCATGAGAAGATGGTTGGCTAGACATGTAGGACTTAATCCTGACGGGACTGCTAAACAATGTGTTATTATTTATGACTACTTGAAGTTAATGAACAGTGCAGATATTAAAGATGTTGCGGAGTTTCAGGCTCTTGGTTTTATGATGACGGCACTTCATAATTTTGCCTTGAAATATGGTGTTCCTATATTATCATTTATACAGTTGAATCGTGATGGTATTACAAAAGAGAGTACGGATGCAGCTTCTGGATCAGATAGAATCATTTGGCTTTGCTCTAACTTTACTATCTATAAGGTTAAGTCTGATGAAGAGATCGCACAAGATGGTGAAGAGCATGGGAATCGAAAGTTGGTTCCTATTATCGCCCGTCATGGTCAGGGTCTAGAAGATAAAGATTATATTAACGTAAAGATGAAGGGGCAGTTTGCTCATTTAACAGAGGGTCTTACCGCTAAAGAATTAGAGGATGGTGGTAACTATGTCGATGATGACGAAGAATTCCAAGGTGACAAAGAAGATGTCCCATTCTGATGATTACAATGATCAAGCAAAACTTGAGCAACTATGTTGGGATGCCGTAGAGTTTATTGATAACATCTATGAGTTCTTTCATATTGATATCAAGTATAGAAATGATCAACTTATAAAATCATGTTGTCCAGTTCATGGTGGTGATAATCCAGTTGCTTGTAACTTTTATCCTGCTGGAGATCATGTAGTCCACTGGAAATGCAGAACTCACAGTTGCGAAGACCATTTTGGTAAAACTATGATTGGTTTTATTAAGGGGTGTCTATCTAGAGCCAGATATGAATGGGAGAAGTCTGGCGATAGAGAAGCAACATTTAAAGAAACAGTTGATTTTCTACTTGAGATTACTGGACAAAAGTTTGGTGATATCAAACAGAAAAGTAATGCTGTATTAGAGATGAAACAGTTCAACACTATGGTTTGGACTATGTTTGGAGAAGAAGAGGATAAGCCAGAAACTATCATCACTAGAGACTTTTATAGGTCTAAGACAGAAATCCCTGCACAATACTATTTAGATAGAGGATATTCTGCGGAGATACTAGATAAGTACGATGTTGGTTTCTGTTCAACTAGGGGCAAGCAGATGTATAATCGCTGTATTGTCCCTATTTATTCTCATAACATGGATTATATCGTAGGCTTTAGTGGTAGAAGTATTTTTGGACAATGTAAAAAATGTAAATTTTATCATGATCCAGAAGAAAGGTGTAAGTTTTTTCCTAAGTGGCGACACTCAAAAGGTTTCCAGAAGGAAAAGTGGTTGTATAATTATTGGTATGCAAAAGAGCATATCTCAAAATCTGGTGTTGCTGTTATTGTAGAATCACCGGGAAATGTTTGGAGATTAGAAGAGGCAGGTATTCATAATGCGGTTGCGATATTTGGAACAGCACTTAATCAATCTCAAAAGGATTTATTAGATGGACTTGGTGCTATGTCGTTGATTATTCTTATGGATAATGATGAAGCAGGAGAGAATGCTGCCGCTAAAATCATTGATACATGTTCAAATCAATACAGGATTTATAAACCAGTTATCAATACAAATGATATTGGCGAAATGAACTTGAATGACATTCGCAGTTTAATTTTGCCACATGTTTTAGAAGCAAAGGATTATTATAAATGACAAAGATTATAGGATTTGCTGGTAAAAAACAAAGCGGTAAAAATACATGCTGTAACTTTTTACAGATGCTTAAATTCCATGAGTATGGAGTATGTAAAAATGCAAGTCTGAGTGAAGAAGGTCATATATTAGTTTCAGATCTTTTTGGTGAAACTGTGTCTGGTGCTGATTGGATACCTCTTACAGAAGAATATGTTGATATTTCTCAGCTTCTAGAAAGCTTTGGCCCTTGTAAGATTTATGCTTTTGCAGATGTATTGAAAGAGTTTGCAGTTGATGTATTAGGGCTTGATCGTCATCAAGTTTATGGGACTAATGAAGAAAAGAATTCTCCTACTCATTTACAGTGGGAGAATATGCCGGGAATCACTACAACAAATATTTTCTCTCATGGTTATTTGGATGCTGGGTGTGAAGCATTTGGCGTTACATACCATGAACCCGGACCAATGACTGGTAGAGAAGTTCTACAATACTTTGGTTCTGACATCTGTAGAAAGATGTATGAGAACATTTGGTTCGATGCTTGTATTCGTAGGATTAGAAAAGATAATCCAGAACTGGCACTTATTTCTGATGTAAGATTCCCTAATGAGATTAAAGGTGTTCAAGACGAAGGCGGTATTGTATTTGGACTACCAAGAGATATTGTAAATGGTCAAGATACACATAGTAGTGAGCAAGTAGATTTATCTCTATGTGATTATTTATTACCAGAAGGAGATATTGAAACTACAACTAAAGCGTTGTATAAGATTATAACAGAGAATAGAATTCATCCCTTTAGAACAAAGGTGGCTTAATGGGTATCCCAATTGTTTATTTTAGAAGTAGTTCTTTTAACTGCCATAGATTCTGTCCGCAACAATATTTGGTAGAATACTTTCTTGGATGGAGAGGCCCAAGTAATAAGAAGGCAGATAAGGGGACTATTGTTCATAAAGTACTAGAAATAGCAGCACTTGCTAAAAAAGCAGCACAAGATGGTAAAAAGACTTTTATTGATGATGTAGTGGGTGAAACTAAAACTGCTGATTATAGAGAAGAGTATTTAGAAGAACTTGTAGATAAAGTTTATAACTATTATACGAAAGCATTTAGTCATCATAAATGGACTGGTGCAGATTTAAAAGATTGTAAAAACTGGACATGGAGAGCATTAACCATTAAGAATGGTATGTTCGATCCAAGGAATATGAATGTAGTTGCTGCTGAACCACATTTTGATTTTGAAATAAAAGAAGACTGGGCAAAGTATGAACATGAACTTCCAGATGGAACTAAGCTAGACGGTTATTTGTCCATGAAAGGCACCGTAGACCTCGTTACAGACCTTGGAGATGGTGTCTATGAGATTATTGACTGGAAGACTGGAAAGCGTTTAGATTGGGCCACAGGAGAAACTAAAGATCAGAAGAAACTCTGGCGTGATGCCCAGCTTCGTATGTATCATCTTGCTATGTCACATAGATTCCCAGAAGCAAAAACTTTTCTTATTACTATTTATTTTATCAATGATGGTGGTCCTTTTACTGTCCATTTTCAAGATAAAGACTTGCCAAAGACAAAAGAGATGATACAAAAGAAGTTTGAGTTCATTAAGGCAACTCAACAGCCGACACTTATTAAAGAAACTGATCCATCACAAGCTTGGAAGTGTAGGAAGTTGTGTCACGCTGGAATGACAAGTTTTGAGGGAACACATATTGAACCTATCAAAAACGTAAGGTATAATAGAGATATGACAAAGTGTGAACAGATTAAATATATGATTAAGAAAAAAGGTGTTGAGTGGGTTGTTCAAAACTACAATGCACCAGAATTTAACTTTGCCTCTTACAAAGCTCCGGGGAGTATCGAATGAGTTATACGCCATTGCATGTCCATTCTGCATATAGTTTGCTCGATGGACTTTCCAAGACTTCACAAATCGCATCTCGTATCAAAGAGATTGGTTCTACTGCTTGTGCCTTGACTGATCATGGCACAGTTAGTGGTGCTGTTGATTTTGTAAAAACAATGAAAGATAATGGACTTAAACCTATCTTGGGTTGTGAGTTTTATTTCTGCTTTGGTGAATCAACTGATAAGAATCCTGATAATAAGAAACTATTACATCAAGTTATTCTTGCTAAAAATCTAGAGGGTTGGAAAGAGATTTTGAGATTAGTTGCTCTTTCAAACCATCCAGACAGATTCTATCATAAGCCTCGCGTTTCTATGCAAGATGTTGGGTTTACTATTAGTGGTCAGAATCTTGTCACATTTAGTGGTCATCTTGGTTCTATTCTTCAATATAAAATGATGGATGAAACCGAAGAAAGATTACACCATGATTGGCTAAAAAAAGGGTGCGAATGGGCTACTTATCTAGAACAACTTTATGGAAAAGGTAACTTCTTCATTGAAATCCAAATGATTGATAGTCAAAGAAATCCACTTGCTAAAACTATTGCTAACTGCTTACGTCAAGTATCTAAAGTTACTGGTATTCCTTGTGTTGCTACTCCAGATGCACATTATGCCCGTAGAGAAGATGCTATTGATCAAAGAGTTCTTTTATGTACTTCATTGAAGAAAACTCTAGGTCAAATCCAAATGGATATCAAGCAAGGTAATAGTGTTGGATTACAATGCTTCTTTGAATCAGATAACTTCCATATTCCATCTTTTGAAGAAATGAAAAGTTGGCATACAGTAGAAGAGATTGAAAATACTAATAAGATTGCAGAAATGTGTGATAACTATAGTATTCTATCTGCTCCTAATCCTCCACAGTTTCCATGTCCCGGTGGTATGAGTGATGAAGATTATCTTCGTAAATTATGTCGTGATGGTTGGAAAAAGAAGATGGCTCACATTAGTATGGATAATGATCCAGAGCAGTTCCAGATTTATGGCGAAAGAGTTAATCATGAGTTGGAAGTTTTTACATCTTGCGGTTTGAGTAGTTACTTTTTGATCGTGCGTGACATCATTAAGTTTTGTCATAAGAATGGATATATTACTGGTCCCGGTCGTGGTAGTGCTGCTGGCTGTATGGTTTCTTATCTGATTGACATTACACAGATTGATCCTATCCCAGCAGATCTACTTTTTGAAAGATTTTATAACGCAGGTAGAAATTCTCCGGGTAAAATTAGTTGGCCGGATATTGATATTGATGTTCCAAAAGAAGCAAGACCTAAAGTTATTGAATATATTAGGGATAAATATGGTGAAGATAATGTTGCTCAAATCGTTACTTATACAA